TGTGATACTTCACGAATAGTTGTACCACCATCGTTCATTATGTAAAGCCTTCCCGCTTCCCATTTATGCTCATAACCTACTGCACATATTTGTGAAATACCTTTAGCGCCACCATTTCCAGCATCAATAGTTCCTTGTCTAATAGATGAGCCATTTTGTAAAGCAATAGCATCAATATCATTTAAAACAATATCTGTTCCGCCTGTTTCGTTTCCTGCTACTAATACTTCAGCAAGTGTTGGAGTAGTAGTGTTATCACCAACCCACTCTCTTGTAGCAAATATTTTATCACCATCTGTTAATTCTGCATCATCCGTTGAAAAATTATTTCCTGTAGTACCAACATCTGTTATAACAAACCAACCACCATTTGCTGTAATTGTACTCATAACATTAGCGCCATCTACAAAATCTAAAGATGAGCCGTTTCCATTATCAATTTGTAATTTACCACCGTTTAAAATTACATCATTAGTAGTAACATTGCTTTCGTCAGTAACCTCTTGAAGTGTTGGAGTAGAATATGTTGGAATATCTAATAAAGTAGCTATTTGAGAACTTACTCCATTTGGTAAAAGATAATCTATTCCATTTACAATAATCTTGCTTCCTTTATAATTAGCTATATTAGAACCTTCATTTATATTTAAAGAGTTTGGTTGTAGTTGAGACGAATCTCCTTCAGGTTCTGATACAGCAATTGCTCCTTGACCTCCATCATTATACAATTCAACAAGAACAGATGTTGAATTTTTAACAATTATAGAATTAGTTGTCTCATTGCTTTCGTCAGTAACCTCTTGAAGTGTTGGAGTTCCTATTTCAATAGTTTTATTTTCCCACTTGTTAGTAGTACTATTATAAGTTAGTACTTGTCCATTACTTGGAATTTCAAGTGCTACATCAGTTAGATTTTCTAATTTTATTGGAATTTGAAACCAAGACAAATCATCAGTTGAAAAATAATAAACTAAATCAGCAGCTGCCGTTTGATTAATAAAAGCATAAGAGCCATTTAAAGCAACAGGATGAGCCGTTTGTAAAGCAACTAAAGTATTATAACTTCCTAAAAATAAAGCATCACCACTTGCTAAATTGATAATATAAGGACTTGTTCCTGTACCATCACCTGTAAGGTTAACTCCACTACCACCTTCAATTAAATTAGCAATGCTAGTTATATCTCCATCTTGTTGAAATGCTGGATAATTAAGTTGTTCAAGTCTTAATGATAAAGCAGTAATTGTATTAAACGTTTCAGCACCACCACCATTAACAGCATCGTACAAAGTAATGTCTGTTATGTTATAAATAACACGTCTGCTTTGTCCTTGTTCGACAATTTGAAAAGAAACATTGTCAGCATTAAAATAGAATTTAGAGATTATAAAATCACCTAAAATACTATCTGTATGCACCCAAGTTTTTAAACTCCTTTTTCTTATTATTAATGTACTCATTATATTTAATCGTTTGTAAAGTAATATCCATTAATTGTTACTATTCCACCTGCAAGAACTGCCATTCCATTACCAAGCATATAGTTTGGATTTGATAAAAAACTAATTAATCCTATTGTAGAAGCATTTTTTGCTAATATTGTTTGCGAACCTGCAGCCAAAAATTCGGTATTTGTAATCTCGCAAATTTCATTTAAAATAACTGTTGCTGAAGTTGAATTAGTTATACTGCCTTGTATAAATACAATATTTCCTCTTTTTTTAACTTTGAACGCATAGGTAAATGCAGTTTGTAAAGTTCCACGAGTAAAAACATTTGTACTTGCTTGTGTATCAAAAATAGTAGTTGTGAAAAACTCATTTACAAGTTGTAACATAGAGTTTCTATGCTTAGTTATGTTTACAACTGATGTTATAAAACCATTTATTGTCGTTATTAAACTGCTTTTTGTTGCCATATCTTAATTTATTAAATATTCGTTGCTATATTCTGTACTTTCGTATTCTCCATTTATTATACTTCCTATTGTAAATGTCCAATCTGTTGTATTAGTTATTCCTTGATAAACTTCCCCAAAAACACTTATAAATAATCCTGTTGTGAAGTTTATGTAATAGTTTCCATCATTAGGAAATAAGTTGGTTACATCAATAGTAAATGCATTATCTTCAACTTCTATATTTAATTCTGTAAAAGTTAAAAATAATGCATTGTCTTTAAATACTTTAAGACTTCCTGTCCCTAAAGTAATATTTCTATTAAATGTGCCTTTTATTTCGTTTGGAAAATTCATTTAAACGTATGTTAATGTGTATTTGAATCTATAAACTTTAGTAGCAGCACTTGCTGGAATATTAATAGCAAAAGTATAGTAGTATCTTGAGAAAGCTCCACCTGTTCCAATTTGTTCATTTACTAATTCAGAACTTGCTAATAAATTTGCATATAAAGTGTTTGTATCCCCAATTTGAATAGGTGAATTTAAAGTTCCTGTTGGCGAAATTGAACCTGTATAAAATTCTCCTGGTTTAAAAGCAATAAAATGTCTATCGCCATTTGTTGTTGAATTACTTGATGTTTTATATGCAGTTAAAAATGAAGCAGCTATTCTATCATTACCAAAACCACTTGCACAATCACTTCCTAAAACATTAGATTGAATTAATAGATTTGTAAGTGTAGCAGTACTATTTTCTGATGCCCATTGTCCTGTAAATAATATATTTCCATTTCCATCTAATCCCAATCCAGCTGCTGGAACTAATCCAGCAGTATTTAAACCTACTTTATTAGTTTCTGTCCCATTAGTATGCGAAATAACTAATTCTGCATAATAAATATTTGTTTCTGTAACATTACTAACTGTCCAACTTCCTGGAGTAGGATTGACTACACATATAAACTCATATACTTGTCCATTATTTGGAATTGTAATTGGTGAACTTGCTGGTAATGTTCCTATAAATCCACCTGAAACAGATGGGTATATAGATATTGGATGCGCTCCATTATTTACAACTTTTAATGATTTTCCAGTTGTAGGAGTTGGCAATTTTGTTGCGTAATTAGTAGATGTAGAAGTTGAAAAAACATTAACTCCATAAGATAAAACAGATGTAGTTGATATTGAAGTACCATTTGCAACTAATCCTGTTTGGACATCATAAATAGTTGCTACTTCGGTTGAATAATCAATAGCATCTTTCATTCTACCACCAACCTCTGCTGGAGTAATAGCAAAATTTACTGTTTCGTTTGTAATTTGCGTATCAATTAACGCTTTTAATGTTGTTGGATTAATTGCCATAATTTATTTTTTTTAAGCTCCGAATATATCAGAGAATTTATTATTAAATGTTTTATTGTTAATTATTGTTTCATTGCTTCCAAATATATCAGAAAATGTATTATTAAATGTTTTATTGTTAATTATTGCTCCGTTACTTCCAAACGGCAAAGCAAATATGTTACTAAATGTTCTATTTGCATAAACAGGAATTTGACTTGTATAACTACCTGAAGGTATAATATCTACTAATTCAAGTGAATCAAATATTTGCAATTCTTCCACAAATATATCATTATAATCAATAGCAACCTTAAAATCAAGACTAAAAATATTTGTATCTCCAGCACGAGCTTTACTAGAAAGGGTTTGCTTGTTAGTTATTCTATTACCATTTATGTAAACAATATTTCTACTTAACAAATTGTTTAATCTTCTAAATGTAAAGTTGTCAATACTATCAAAGAAATATTGCTCTAATTCAGTAGTAATTAAACGTGAAGTAATCTTTTTACCTTCATACGTTACATATTCACTTGAATTACTTTCAGCATCATTAACGCTAAAAAAACACTTTAAAGTTATAGATTGATAGTAAGTGTCATTTGCATTTTTATAATTGAACCTAGAGCTTATATCATCGAAATAATTAGTTATTTGCAATGGGTTAGAATACCACACATAATTAGATACTGTATGTCTAAACTTTAAGTAAACATTTTTAGCAAAGTAATCAACACCAATACTTGCTATTTCAAAATCTATTTGCTGAACTCCATTAATAGTACGTTCATTAATAGCTACATTATAAGTAATATCTTGTAACTCATTTTCATTGCAATCAATAATAGTAACTTTATAGTTACCATCAAAAGCAATTCCTAAAGGACAATTTGTAGTTTGTAAATAAGTTTGATTAGGACAAAGTATTATCTGTCCATTATAGAATATCTTTGAAGCTGTACTTGCTCTTAAATACTTTGCATCATTAAAGTTTGGCTCTAGCCGAATAAAGCTTAAATCATTCATTTTGTGCATTTATTAATTCAGTCAAAGCATCAGAAAATTCAATTATATCTGTATGGTTATCTCCATCTATTTTAACGTTTACAAATCTCGTAGGTGGATATAATGCGTTTTCATACGAATCGTACAAAGTAACAAAAATATTATTAATTTGGAATGATTTTAAATCAGTTTTTGTTGGATAATTTGGATTGGTGATAGTTGTAGTAGTTGTATTATCTTCGTTGACTATCAAATCTATCCTCATAAAATCACTAATAAACTTTTCTTCTAATACTAAATCTAATTCTTCTGTAATCCATGTATAATCCATACTTTGTACATAACCCTTAATCATTCTTCCATCATTAAGATTTACAGAAACATATCCTTTTACATCTCTAATATCTTCAATTAATTGTGTTACAATATTAAATGGTGCGTAAACTTTTACAGTATGATTAAAAGGATTTAGTATTTTAAGTCCTGAAATATAAGAATTATTAATATCAGCACTATCATAAACGCTTTCAGTTTCACTATTTTTTCTAGTTACTAAATTACGATTTATTTTAAATGAACTTGTCTTAATTACATCGTTAGGTTTAAATCTAGTGGCACTTGCTAAATAAGGATACCATCTTTGAATATTTCTACCCCAACTATAATCTAAATTAGAATATTTGTCGGGATTAGCAACTCCTTCAATTAAATCATAATTTTCATTAGTTTGATTTGTGAAATCTACATCAGTATAAAACCAACGTAATTTAACAAATCCTTCTCCACTAAAAGTTGGCACTCCAGTATTTTTATCTAATTCTAATATTGATGATGTTATAGATATTACTGTATATTGTCCGTTATTTTGACCTTCATCAATAAAAAAAGCATCACCAACGCTAAAACCTAATAAAGTCCAATTAAATTCTATACCATCGCCATCTTCATTATTATTTAATATTTGTAAATTATTATTTGTTGGATTTATTTGTTGTAATAAAACAGCATTAAAAGTACCTTCAGTTCCAGGCTCTAATGTTATGCATTTAAGTAAAAATAAATTATCATCATTTTGCAAAGAAGTTGTTTCTTGATTTTCGAAAGCTCTTTGTCTTGCTTGTTCAATTAAAAAAGCACTTCTAATATGTTTTATCTCAACCTTTAAACTTCCATCAACTGTATCAGTTATGTATTTTTGTGTTTCAGTATGTACATCATCAATAGAATTTTTTGAATTTGTTTCTCTTTCACTACTTGACCTATTGTATTTAAAATCAGCATTTTTTAAAGTATATTGTTTAGAAAACATTGAGCTAGACGTAAAACTTGGTAACTCATCAAAAACTGCTAATTCTGTATCTTCATAAAAATCAGCATAAGGCAATATTTCAATACTGTCAGGATTTATTTGATAATCTGAACAAGTTTCTAATGGAATATTCATTAAATCCTTAAATTTATTATAAAAAGGTTTATCAATTATTTGTCCTAACAATAATCCATTAAAAGCAAAATTATCATAATGCTCACCACCTAAATCATATTCAGGTGCATCAACTGGCATATCTACAATAGATTTTACATTATGCTTAATCAAATCTATTAATCTTATTCCTTTTACAACAGTATCAATAGAAGTAGAAGTTGCGGTAACTGAAAAAGAAGAATTAATTTGTGTATTTTTACAAATAGCAAATCTACTATTTGAGCCACATAAAAAAACAAACCATATTTGCCCACCAACATCTAAATTACCAACATTTACATTAAAAATGCTATCAACTGTGCTTGATTGAGTAACTGGCTGACCACTAGGAGAAGTTCCTGTGCCAACTAAACCACTTTGATAATACATAAATGTATTAGCTTGTATTCCACTTCCTGATCCAGGATTATAAAAATTATCTAAAAAAGTTGTTCCAAAAGCACCTTTTACAACATAGCCATCAACTCTACTAACAGAAGGGAATCCTTGCTCATCATCAATTTCAGTTTTAAAATTTAACTTTATTTCTATATTTATATCATTTAATTTATTAATTGCTTTTACAATTCTAAAATTATCTAAAGAAGGAATCCAAGCTGTCCCATTTGAATTTCTTTGTGAACTTAATTCAAAATTAGTATAAGTATTTAAAATTTCACTTTTTGTTATTTGTCTAATAGAATTAAACCAAAAAGATGCTAAAAAAGAATTACTTACATCTATACATTGAGAATAAGTTATATCTCCTAAAGGAGCTGAAAACGTGCTTTCTTGTATTATTGGTTTTGCTTTTAAAAGTATATTAGTAGTTTCACAAGCAGTTATTTGTCTATCATCTAATGCCTTATCATTAAAAGCATCAATATCAGTATCATCTAACCTTTTTAAGACTTCACGATTAGTATTTTGAATAATCTTAACCTTAATCATATCAAACTCTACAATAGAAGTATAATAGCTAAATACTCCAGTAGTAAAATTAATATCATCTTTTTCAATAATATATTCTACTTTGCCTTCCCAACCATCATTTTGGAATATATCTAATAAGTAATCAAAACCTTGACTAGCATAATTAAATGTTTCTCCACTTGGTAATATTTGTGTTATTTGTATTTGCTCAAAGTAATCTCTTGTAAAAGTAAGTTCAGTATCTTCATTAGCAATTATAATATCCCTTCCAAAACGCTTATCGTCTTGCTTTACTTTATATGAAGCACCATCAAAGCCGATTGGCTCAGCTATTTCAATAGTGCCAACGCTTGGTAACGATAAAAAGTTAAGATAGTGCTTAAACCCCATAAGTTTTTACATTTAAAATGTTATTTAATAATTCTTTACGTTCGTTTTGTTTACGTTGATATATTCTTTCGCCTTTAGCATCTCTAACTATTGAGAAACTTTCTTTTGATGCTATTGTATTAGCTAATGATTTAATTTCATTTGTAATTTTTTGAGCATCCATAGATACTTCAACTTTAGGCATAACTATACCATTGTTTAACAGCATACTATTTAAACTATTATCAAACATCATAGCAGACTTTTCAGCAGTAAATACTTTATCTCCTTTAGATAGCATTGTAAGCTCAGCACCTTTATCACTACCTGTTGATTTAATTCTACCTTGACTATCTGTAATAATCTCACGACCTCTTTCTTGTGTCCATGCTAAACCACCTTCTGCATTATCTGTTCCTTTCCAATATTGTGGTATTTTTTGCGATGCTACCATAGCTATTTGTGCAGCTCCAAGCGCAGCAACAATAGCTGCAAATGGTAATCCTGCTGGTGGTGGAGTTTTTGCCAATGTAGCAACAATAGCTTGTGCAGTATCAATAGCAATATTAAATATAGCTTGTTGTTGTTTTGCTTTAGCTTCTCGCCTTGCTATGCCTTTTCTTCTTTGTTCGTATTGTTCTTCTATTTCTTGTTTTGCAGCAGCACTATCTCCAGCAAACAATAAAGCAACATTCTTTTGTTCTTCAAGTCTTGCGTATTCTTCGTCAAAATTCTTTTGTGATGCTTCTGATATAAAGTTAAATGCTTCTTGTGCAGTTTGTGATATTGCTTGGAATGTAGCAGCAAACTTTTCAACTGAACCATCAGCTAATTCACCAAGTTTGTCAAACATAGTTTTGCCATCTGCATCCATTCTAACAAAGAAATCAAATGTATCTCCAAAACCAGCGTTACTAAAAAATTCTTGACCAAAACTTTGAATATAGCCTGTAAACTCGTCTTTTAATCTTTTTTGTATTTCAGCTATTTTTTTAGCATCTTCTTCAGCTTGTTTAATTTGCTCAGGAGTCCACATAGTTGGGGTTTTAGAACTCCAATCTTTAGGAACAACATCTGCCATAGAACTAAAATAATCTTTATTTATTTTGTCCATTCTATTTGTGAAATTTTCAGCAATATTAACTGATTCTGTTGCATATTCGTTTTCTGCAACTACATCACCACCAAGAATAGGTGCAATTCCTAAAGCTTTATTGCCTTGAGCTAATCTTTTCTTTTCATCAGCAACCTTTTGAGATAATTTTATTTCAAGTATTGCTAAATCCATTGATAATTTCATTTTTTTTGCAACACCATTTTCAAAATAACCTAGTTCATTTTTATTTAATTGTTCTACTATATTAAATTTATCCTTAGCTCTTTCTATTTCTCTTTTAATATTAGATACTTCTAATTCGTATTGCTGTTTTCTTTGTTCTTCTGCAAATTTAGCTGCATCTAATCTTGCTTTTTTTTCTGCTTTTGTTTCTTCTTCTGTTTGAGTTATTATTGAAGGTTTATTTTTATTTGTTAAAAATTGTTTGCTTAAATTATATAACCCAACATATTCTGCTTTTTGTTGTTTTAATGCTTCAATTTTTAATTTAATATTTTTAGGACTTTCTCCAAAATTTAATAAATATGGATTTGTTTGACTTAATTGTGTTTCTAAATCTTTTAATTCTTCTACTGTTGATTTAATTGCACTTTTAGCAATTCTTATATTTTGTTCAGCTTGTTTAAATGCTTCATCTCCTTGTTTATTACCCATTAAATTAGTAAAAGTTGTGTTAGCATCAAATAAACCTTTTTCCTCTGCTTTTTTATAGATATTATCCCAACTATCATTAATTCTTGTTAAAATCATTATAAAGCCAGTAGCTGCTTGTGTTGCAGCAGTAAAAAAACTTGTTAAAGCTCCTGAATTACTTTCATTAATCGAACGAATAAAATTAGTGTAACTATTTTGTAATCTATTTTGAGCAGCAGCTAATGTTTCTGCTCTGTTTACATTTTCAATGCCATAAAGTTTTTCGTATGCTTTAGCTAATTCAGGTAACAATTCAGCAGATAAAATTTTACCTGCTTTCATTTGTTCCATAAATAACTTTTCAGTTACTTTCAATTCAGGATGTAATGCTTGATAAGCCATTGTAGCAGCTTTAACAGCTCCAGGTAATGCGTTACCTAATTGTTTTTTCAATTCTTCTGCTTGAACTGTTCCTTTTGACATCATTTGTTGTAATGCAAGGAAGGCACTATCTTGTTGCTCAACAGACAATCCCATTACAGCAACAGATTTAGAAATACTTGTAAATATTTCTTTTATTTGTTCCGCTTCAAGCTTTCCTTTAGATGCTACCCAAAATTCAGTAAAGTTTTTTGTAAGTCCTTTTATTTCAATACCATATTGTTCAGCTAAATTTGTTAAAAAAAGTTGATTATTAGCAAATTCATATTGACTTCCACTAACCATCTTTAAAGCCAAATCCATTGACTGTAATTGTTTTGTAGTTTCAAATATATTTTTTACTAAATCAGCAGCTAAATAAAGTCCAGTTGATATGCCAAAAGCACCCATTAAATTACCAACACCTGATAATGCGTTTTTATAATTGCCAACGCCTTTAGAAAAATCTCCTACTGCTTTATCTGCTTTTCTAACTTTATTATCTAAAATATCAAACTCTCTTTGTGCTTTTTTTATTTCAGAAGTAGATGCGCTTTCACTAGCAATTAAATCTCTTAATGTATTTTTTGCTTTTGTTCTTGATATACTTAATTTTTCATAAGCACCATATAAAGCACTATTAGCTTTTGCTACTTGATCTGCTGATTGTGATAATTTTCTGTTATTTACAATTTCTTCACTTGTTTTAGCATTAGTTTTTTGCTTAGATTCAGTTAATTTTTCAATTTGTGTTTGTAATAATTGAATTGTTTTAGCTTGTTCTTGATATTGAGATGTTAATTGTTTAATACTTGCATCACCACCACTTGGTGTATTAATTTTAGCCATTTCAGTTTGAACTGACTTTACATTAGCAACCATTTTTACCAATTCAGCATTGGCTTTTTGCATTTCAGATAAAGCACTTGGCGATAAAAATTCTATAAATTCACTCATTACTTCTTATTTTGTTCTTTAATTATTCTAGCTGCTGACTTTTCTATTGAAATATACATTGCTAATGTTAGTTTTTCATCTATATTACGATTATGAACATTTCCTAGTGAAACAATAGTGTCGTAAAAATCAAATATCTTTTCATTTCTATTTTTAGCAATATTTTCAAGCTCTAATTTATCCATTGTCAAATCATTGTCGATAATACCTATTTCAACTTGCAATACTCTTTGTAATTCATTTGCAAATTCAACATTTTTGTCAATATATATTTCACAACCTTTTTCTAAAGCATCTAACAACTTTAGTTTCATATCTTCATTTATTTCATTATAATATACAAAATGCAATACTTGTTTAATTGTAGCTATTTTATATTCTAAAAAAGCAACATTAGTTGTTAATTTTAAATATTGTTTTGCTTCATAATTATCTGACTTAATAAAAAAATCATCATAAATTTCAGTAAATATTCTTTCTAATCCATCTTCATTTGGCTTTGGTTTTAATAACTGATAATTCTTTGTTTGAAGTATGTCAAAAAAAACCTTAGCGGGGATGTTCTCGATATTATTATACTTTGGCATCTATTGTCCTAATTGTTTCTTTAAAACGCTTCTAAAATTACTTGTAACATATTTATTTAAAAATTCATCAAATGATTTTTGTTTTAAATTAAATATTTCTTCTCCATATCTACCTATTAAATCATTTGCTTTTGAATCAGTTGCTGCAAAGATATATCCCTTTCCTTTTTCTTCTATAAAAAAACTATTTATAAAAGAACCGCCTAAAATCAAATCTACATTACCCAAACCAGCTTTTGGATTTAATTTATTTTTAAAATCTCTATACAATTCACTACCACCTTCTACAACTCTTGATTTTTTAGAATATTTTGCTTTTTTACCATTGCTAAATATATCTCCAACTATATATTGTTGTTTTTTAATATCAACTAATTTATCTTCATCATTTATTATCTCTATATTTACGAGATTTTTTAGGTGTTGTTGGTTCAATAACGGTTTCAATCGTCTGCTCATCTCCGCTGCTGATATTCCCATTTTCTACTATTTTAGCTATTGATACTTTTTGTTTATTTCCTCTGCACTCTACACAATATTCTTTTTTGTTTGGATCTAAAGTTTTACTTAAAAAATCTGCAATAATACTTTCATTAGTTTGATTAGTGTTATTTAAAATCCAAGTATGTTTTTGTTCTTTAGTAAGATTGCAAAACCATTCTGCATCTTTACCATTTATTTCTATATTAAAAATTCTCATAATTTACAATTTAATTATTAATCATACAAATATAAATAAAAAACACGCATAAAGTTAATTATGCGTGTTTAATTAATCATTTTACAGTTATGCTGTTACAACAAATGCTCCAGTATTTCCTCTATAAAATTTGTTTCCTAATTGCGCACAGTCAACATCATTTACAAAATCGTGAAGTGTTACAATCCAACTTTGTCCTGAAGAAACAGTAGAATCAGGAGTTATAGCGTACTTTTTAGCAGTACTATCATAAGTAACAGCACTAACAGGTTCTTCAACACCATTTAAACTTAATTTAAAGTTTGCAGAAGATAATCCTGTAATGCTAAATTGCTCATTATGCAACCATGAAGCTTTAACTTTTAATTTTCCAACACTTGATGAAGCTGTACCTGTAAGTGTTACATCAGTAATACCATACAATTCAGTACTTGGATTAAAATCTAAATCAGTTAAAAGATTTACATATCTGTTGTATTCAAATGGATCAGTAACTTGGAATTTCAAGATAGTTGATGCTGAATTTGAACCATTGTTTTCAGTATATCCGTTAGTGTTTAACATACCTACTGATAAACCTTTTATTGATACACCATCAACACTTTCTGCACATTTGATATAACCTGTTTCGTAGGTAATCAATGCATCGTATTGTTGGTAAGAGTTATAAGAGAAAGCAATCTTTTGGAAAGCTAGTCCCTTTTTATAAGTACAAGTGAAAACTGGTTTCCCTTGTCTTACAACTTCAATTAGTCCTGACTGACTTTCTTGAGTAGTTGCATCTGGTGTTTCTGCTACCGCTTCAAAACAACCAACTAAAGGAATAAAATTCCCTAATTGTACTTGTTCTTGAACGTATGCTTTATCGAAAGTACCTGAAGTTTTGTTCAAACTCCATCCTTTTGGTGTTAAGATAACCCCATTTGGTAAACCTTCGATTGGTTGACAGTTCTCTAAACCGCTACCTAATCTGCTTGTGGTACAATCCGTACCTGTTAATATTGCCATTGTTTCTTATTTTTTTAATTACACGTTTGTAAATTTGATATTTTAATTGTTAATTCTAAAAGGACTGCATCCCACTTATCGATAGTAAAATTTTCTTCTCCATTCCCATAATTAGGAAAATCAGTTTTTGTATAATTACCTGTCCATGTTACTTGCCCACTTCTTTTTAATATGTTTTCAATATTTTGAGTTAAAGGATTTAAAACGTTCCTAAAGCTCATTGCCCAACGTTCTTCGTTTGTCAAGTCTACATTTGTATTTTGACAAGCCAAAACTAAAGATAAACTTACTTCACATTCATCATTACCTTGCTTACTAACATTTGATGTTTGATAAATCAAAGGGTAAGGTGTTTGTAAACTTTTAGAGTATAGCTCTATTTGTTTTAATAAATGGTCTTTGTTACCCCATTTGTAGATACTTTTAAAGCCATCTATCAAAGGCAAATCATCAAATAAACCATCTAAAAATTCTTCTACAACTATCATAATCCCATATAATTAATGTGAGTTTTGACAGTAAAATAAGTAGTGTCATATACATCACGATTTTTCATTAGGTAATCATATAAAGATACTTCGTTGCCAATTACTTTACCACTAAAATTAATGAAATTTCCATTCCAATTATTTTCAATTACAGGCAGTCCATATCTTTTATCCCCCATATACATTCTAATAAACTTATTCCAAACAGTTGTTTGTTTGACACTTGGATTATTGTATAATGAATTTTCAGCTCTTGGCACTTGCATACCAGTAGTAGAGTAAGTTTGGAAATCAGTTCCTAGATAATAAAAGAACACATAATAAGCAATTAAACTTATCTTTTTAGTTCCAATAGTGTATCTTAAACCTTTCCAATCATCTACTCCATCAACCAAATTAAACCATTTTAATTCGGGATCTTCAATCCAATCTCCATTTTCATCAAACTGAGCCATAAGCTCTTGCAACTGTTCGTAACCTAGTATGTCAAGTAATAATGATTGCTCAATACTTTCTATTTCCTCGTTTAATTGCGCTGTGGCAGACGGTAATACACTTCCAATGCTTGGTTGTGCAACTGAATTAGGAATATATAATTCCTTTGTTTGAAAGTATTGAGCATTTATTATCATTATTTCTCTATTACGGTTGTAGTCATTTCAGGTGTTTTCTCTTTAATCTTAACGTCTTTTACTAATTTAGCTAACCCTTTAGCAATTAACTTATCAGCATGAACCTTGTGAAGTAGATGGCTGTTACCATTAAGTTCTACTACTTTATAATCCGATGCTTTATCGAATGTGGCAGTTCCTACAATTTTTGCTTCTTCCTCTTTAATACTAAAATTTGACATATAATTAAGTTTTTAAAATTACGGTTTTAATAATGCAGCTCTTACAGTTGCAAGGCTAAATGCCATTACTCCTGGCAAGTTGTTTTTAGCAATTCTTAAAACAGAATATACTTCTCCAACTGCTGATTTTTGGTTTTTAATGAATTGGTCATTGTAAGTACCAAATCTTAAAATAAATTCAGAGTGCATTTCACGATATACAGAACTATCCATAACGATTGCTGTACCTAAAGTAATTGCGTTAGATGAAACAACTCTCATTCCGTTGATTGATCCATTTTGCATGTAAGGCAATAATCTTGAGTTACCTTCTGTATCTTGTGTAAACATTGTAGTTACAATATCACTTGGGTGCATAAGAACAGTATCAGCATTAAAGTTCATTCCATTAATTACAGATTGAGCAGCAATAACAGCTAGGCCATTGTCAGGAATAACTAAAGTATCATCCATTACAGAAGTAGTGTAAGCAGTTCCGTTAGAAACGATAGTTCCGATTAATCCATTATTCCAAAATCTTACTACTTTTTCTTCAAACATTAAAAGAATTTCGTTGTATAACAATTCGTTGTCTACTTCAAATTCTTCTGTCCACTCGATGTGAGCAGCATATTTTTTACGCAAAGTAAGTGTTCTGATAAAAGTATCAGATACTAATGGTTTAGTACCACCTTCAGCAACTAATGCAACAGCTCCTTCAGCAGTAGCTTGTTCGTTTTTGATAATTTGTTGTGGAACTCTAGCAACTTGTCTGTTAGAAATTACATCTAAAATAAAGTTTTCAGGGAAACGGATTCTTGAAATTTCACTTTCAAATTCGTAGTTTTCGTTCAATGGCAATAATACACCTGTATCGTTAGAAACAGCAGTAGCAGCAGTATAAATAGCAGCAGCACGTTTAGCATTAAAGTTAATCTCTAAATCATTACCATTTCTAATAGCATCGCAAATTTCTTTGTGTTGCTCTTTAACCATTTTACGAAGTTGGAATTTTTCAACGTTTGAGATTTGTCTGATGTTGTTTTTTTCAACTTTCTCAACGTTTTCAGCAATACTTCTGATTTGCTCAGCAATAGTTACTACATTTCCAGTAGCATCTTTGCTTTCAGCACCTAATACTGAACGTAATGCTTGTTGCATTGATGTAGAATACGCTTCATCTTGCGCTTTTGCTCTTTCCTCTAAAGCATTTTCAAAGGCAGAAACAAATTTGATTTGGTTTTCGTCTAAAGCTGCACCATTTTTTTCCAATGCGCTTCTTAAATTAAATTTTTCCATTTTGTTGTTTTTAAAAAATTGTTATTTTATTTATATTTATCTCTACAACCTTTTCTTCTTCTTGAGTGTTCGTCACGGCTCTTGTTGCTAAAAGATTATGTAAATCAGTTATTTGTTCTGTACTAAATTTGTCCAAAACTGCTCTTTCTTGTAATTGATTAAAACTTCTTAATTGTGCATTTTCATCACTAGAAAATGTTACTAAAGATATTTCTCCTAATTTTATTTCTTTAAGGATATAAGCATCATTTGTAGCATCATATTCTGTTTTATCCCATATATAGTTAAATCCATAAGAAAGTTGTCTTAAAACACCTTGATTTACTTGATTAACCACATCGTCTGCATATCCTACACCTTCAATGACATCGCCTTCAAAATACAAACCATAATCATCTTCTTGTAATATTGTTGGTCTGCATAAAGGTTCTGTTTGTCTGTGTTGATTTAAAACTAATATAGGATTACCAACAGCAGTACCTATGCCTCTCGCATTAAGACTATTTAGTGTTGCACCTTTAAGAACAATCTCATTATAGTCATTCTTACTGCCCCAAACAATAGCATAGCCTTTTACTTTTCTGTCTGATGTTATTTCTAACCTAGCACGTTCTGCATCTAGTAAAGTAGATACTGGATTTTTAAATAAATCCCTTTGTGCTTTAAATTCTTTTACTTTATTTTCCATTGTATCTATCTTGTATTGTTAAATATGCTTTTTCAACATCTATACCATTAGCTTTTAATTTATCTAAATTGTCAATAAATAATCCATCTGCTTCCAATCCTGCCTTTTTATCCTCTTGTAATGCCTCAATACCTGTAAAATTAGGTGTAAAAGTCCAAGTCTCAGGCAAATAATAGATTTTATTTAAACTTTTAGCCGTATCGTAAGCAAAAGCCTTGATTACGTTCTGCCAAAACGATTTTTCAGCTATTGTTTGATTTGTAAAGGTTGCATTGTCTTTTTTAGGTATTAACTCCTTATTTACTCCAAATACACCCGCAATCTTAATAGCGTTCTCTAATGTTTCATCAAATGGCTCTAATTCCTTAATTGTACCTAAAGTTTTGATAAATTGTAAAGGAACGCTTGACATTCCAATAAAATTCTTATCTCCTATCAATCCATTTCTGTCTTGAAGGTCTTTAAGCATTGTATCTCTAGTTACAGGATCAATCGCTTCTTGCAGAGATGCACCACCACCCCCGACTGGAGCTTTTGCTAATATACCAGCATTGCCGTTTTTAGCATACACGTTGTATCTAGCCTGATAAACAGCTAGAATATTATTTATGTTTTTTTCACAAGCAAACAATGGACTTAATCCACTTCCTGTTTGTGTAATTCCTAAATTAGCCGTATGTAAAACATATCTAGGTTTAATCTGATGTTCGTAAAAAAAGAACGTTTTGTAATAATCTATTAAATCTGAAACTTCTTTCATCAAAAATGGATTAGATATTTGTTTACGCAAAACAGGTTGTGTAACGTTAGGCTTTAAAACCCAAATATTACTTATATTGTCGTAAGTAGGATTTACTATACTATCAGCTGTTTTTGTATAAACATAACTATTACCATCAGCTAATTCTGCAAATATGCTTTGGTATATAATATCAGAAAATCTATCCAAAGGATTAGGATTATTTAATAATCTTTTTAAATTTCCTTGTGGAATAATTATTTCTTTTGTATTTACATCAATAATATCATATCTTAAAGACGAACATCTTTCAGCAATAGCATCAATAGGAATAAAAATCTCTGCTATGGTGTTTGCTAACTCGTATGCATTACTTTGGCTAAAAGAAACTAATTTACCGCCATTAGCATTTTGCATATATTGGTTAAAATAACTCAACCAAGCTCCATCACTATCAGATTCGGCATATCCTCTTGGAGAAGTTTTTTTGTTTTTAAAGAAGTTCCAATTCATTTAGTATATATATAAAAAAGTATTACTCCCCATTAGGAAAGTAATACATTTATTATTAATTTTAATATCCTCTGTTATCACAACAATAGATTTTATTTGACAAATATATAATAATATTTTTAATAAATTATTATAATAAAAAAATTATCCGTATAATAATGCCTTGTATTTTATTTTTAAAATGTTAGCAGCACTAGCTAAACTATCAATAGCATCTTTTTTATGAGTATTCTGCCCTTCTCTCTCATAACTAGTAACGTGATTTATAAATCTTGCATATTCACTATCTCTTTGATAGTTTTCGTCAAATATAAAATGTTTCTTAATAAATTCACTATTACTCAAAATTCTTGCCTCTTTTGGTATAGTAACCGTAAATGGCTTAACTTTAGTATTATTACTCATATCTCGCTTTAATAACATAAAAGCAGCAGCTCCAATACCATTTACCTCTAAAAATACTTCTTCAATAAAATGCTCCCTACTTTTATCAATCAACTTCTCATTGATAATCTCAATTCCATCCTTTGAATGAATAATACTTTTAACAAAACACAATAACTTGCCTTCAATGATAGCAACGTGCATAAATGGTATAGAATAATAATCACCACCTGTGTTTGCTGGATCACCAACGGCAAACTTAAACACAATAGAACTTATCGGTATATTGTCAAAATTATAAAACTGTAACGATTGCAATGGTAATAACTTGCCAACTAAGTCTTGTGGATTCTGTTGATACTGCGTTTCAAACACATTCTCATCAATTTGACGAATATTATTCAATTCAGCCAATGTTTGCTTAAATTCCCATAATGCGTGTTCATTTCCGTACTCATCAACAGTTATGCATGGAATATCAATAAAAGTCCATTCTTCTTCCTCTGTTTCTTTTAAATAGCCAATTAAGTCATTTGAATGCAATCTCTGCCCAATTACTATAATCGGAGTTTCCCTACTGTTAGTTCTCGACCTAATCGTAGTTTCAAATCGCTCATTTACTCGCTGCCTCTTTAAATCACTTAGGGCATCATCAGGTTTTAATGCATCATCGATAATAATCGCCCCAGCAAATACTTTTGTCTGTTCAGGTAAATTTTCGAATATCTCTCTATCAACTTCTCCTGCACCAAAACCTGTAATCTGCCCACCCGTTGCAGTTGCATAAACCCCACCACCTCTTGTCGTATGCCACTTATTCTTACTAGCACTTGTCTTACTTATCTCAACATAAGGAAAAATAGCATTAAAATCATCACTCCCAACGAAATCTCTCGCACTTTCACTATTATCAAAAGCCAAACTCTGAGAATAACTCAAATGTATAAACTTACTACTAGGATTATGCGCCAAACCCAATGCAATGAAGTTTTTAACCGCTAATTCCGTTTTTCCATATCTCGGAGCTATACTTATGCAAAGCTTCTTTATATCGCCTCTAATTACCTTATCCAATGCATCACATATTATCTCGTGATGCTTATTAACCACAAAACTCCTTCCGTAACGCTTCTTAAAGAAATACTTGGTAAAAGTCATGCAACTAGACATTAACTTCGCCTGTACTACCCTTAACTGGTCTATCGCAACTACATCATTCATAATATTAGTTTAATGCAAATATAGAATTAGTTTTTTATAATCAGATTTTTTGAAAAAATTTTTTTTTGAAACCCATTTTGCAATTCGCAATTTGAAAATTTATTTTGTAAAAAAGGGAATTTTTGTGAGTGATTTTTGGTAAAAATTATTTTTGGTGTATTTATACTCCCTATCCCCCAATCCCAAAAGTTTTCCTATCCTATCCCTTCCCTTCCTACATTTGTATTGTGTCTTCAGCGTGTGTGCTATGTTGACTCAACCCGCGCGGTTGTTGACTTGTTGTTTTTGGTCCTTTGCACCTTTGGTCCTTTGTTTTCCTACAAATTTGGTCGGTTGTTGGTTGTTGGTTGTTCAAAGTATCACGTATAATGTGAAGGAAACCCGCTATTTTAGTGCGTTACTCCTTAATTTCGTTCAATATCATGTTAATGTTCTCTATTGTGAGCGGTGCGCTTCCTTTTACTTCACCTTCAAGCGTTAAACGATCGCCGTACTTCTTAGGCATTAGCTTTGACAATAACCACTTATCAGTATCGAGTATCAACCTGTCGCGCTGAACTGCTACGGGGTTAGGCTTGAGGTTGCCTTCTGAGTCTGTATAGAAGTCATTAGCTCGGTTGTGGCTATTGCGTACCATGCGCTCGGCTATTAGGTCCGCTCTGGCTTCGGTTGCGCGTGTGTATTGGTGAAGTAAAGAGGTGTCTTTTTCTATCATCAACATAAAACTTTTCTTGTCTAGTCCTATTTTTTTTGTTGCTTTAGTTAGGCTTTGTCCTTTGCTTTCTATTTCCTTTATGATCTCTTTAAACTTTCTTTCTCTTTCTTGTTGTGCTTCTTTGCTTCTGTGGTTTATTGTAGTTATACTTTTCGTAATTGGTTGCAGTTCCTTTGTCGTTTCCTTTGTACCTGGATTTGTTTCTTTCTTTGTGTTTGTTTCTGTGTTTGTTACTTTCTTATTCATAATTGATACTTTTAATAGATTTAACGCAAAGTTATATAAAAACTATCTTAGTTGTTTACTTTGGTTTTATTGTTTCTTATATAGTCTTATTTGACTTAAGTAGTATTTATACTTTTACTACCTTACTTTGTTGTATTTTCTTACAACTTTATTTATTGTTATGTTGTTAATTATCAATTACTTACAAATAAATTGCAATTATTTTAATGTTTTTTATAAAATACTTTAATATTTATTAGGTAGTTAATAATAATCAAGCTATATTTGTAGTGTAGAAAGGGAGTAATAATACTAACTTTTACAGTAGTAAAATAGAAAGCAACTTATCCTGTAACCGATAAGATAGCGTTAATGTCGAAAGGCGTTCGTTTCGCAAAGTGCATATTTATATATACTAATATTTGTTAGTACTGACGAGCTACGGAATAGCGAAATATAAATACTTTATTATTATGAATACTCAAACTTTAAAAAACACGTTAACGATTTTAGTATTATTTACAATCGTTTTATTAATTACAATTTATTCACCTATTAAATAATATAAACTATAAAAACTTAGAAACTATGACAAATTTACAACCAACAAAAGGACAAAAAAGCTTTTATAATAAAGCAAAATTAGAAACTTTTAACGATACTACTTACTTAATTAGTTATACGACACAAGTTGCGTTTTATAATCATAAAACCAATGTAATGACTGTAAAAGGCTATTATAGTCAAACTACAGCGCGACACATAAACGCTTTTTTACAACATTTTGGATTTAATCCATGTAATAAAAAACAATTAGAAAACTATAACAACTAATAATATAAAATATAAAAACTAAACAAAATGAAAGCAAAAGTAACTAAAACAGCAGTAAAAAACAGTTTCAACACTATTTTATCAATAGGCTATTGTGATATAGATAATTTAACCCGTTATAAAAACCCGTTTGGATATTCAAGCGGGATTAACGGTTGGGGTTGTGATTATTATAATATCGACGGGGTTTGCTTATCTACTGGCTATGATCCAATAGGGCAAAATGTAGATTATAAACTTATGCGCAAATTTGAAGCTAAGGCGCAAAAAATTTCACTTGATTATAACTTGGATTATAAAATAAGAGAAAAAAAAGTAAACAAATTATTAACTGAATTTATAAATAAGGCTAAAAATGAGAACTAAAAAACCAGCTCCAGGAATAAACACAAAAGTACAAATTACACTATTAACATTTTTTGTATTGATAGTTTCAATACTCATGCAACTATAAAAACAACTTTAAAAACTTAAAAACATGAAATTAGTAAATAGATTAAAAAAACATTATTTTGAAAAATTAGGTTATAATATAAGTGATTTTGAATTAAAATCATTTTATACAAATGGCAATTTAATTTTAAGTGATTCATTAGAAAATGAATTAATACAATATTTTGAAAACAATAACATAGAAAACTAATTAAACAACTTTTAAGGCGCTATTATAATAAAATAACACAATTATACTACTAATTTATTTTAGTGCCTTATTTATACTTTAAACAACTAAATTTTAAACTTATGTACATTGAAACTTATAAAAATAATAACATCTATAAATTTAACGGTTTTTATCAAATTGGATTAAACGGGGTAAGTTGTAGCAAATTAGATTTTTTAAAAATGTTAATCGACAAAACTATAAAATAATAAAACTATGCAAACTATAAAACAAATTGCCGATTTTAAAGTAAAAAATCTAAATACTGAATTAAAAAATACTAAAATTATTGCCTGTAATATGTATTACTTTAAAGGTTTACGGGCTGGAGCTTATTGCGAATTATATAATAAAAGCAATAAAAAACGAATTAAAATAAATTTATTTAATGATATAAATATAAACGAATTAATAAAAACTTTAAATAATTAACAAAATGCAAAAATTTACATTTATATACTACTTTAATCACTCAAAATTTGGTTTTAGTAATGAGATAACAATTTTAGAAAATAATAGCTTAAATGCGCTTAAAATAGCTCAAAATAAGATTATTGATACTTTTGGTATTAAAGACTTTAAAAAATTTACTTTTAAACTTAAAAATTAGAAAAAATGCAAACAATATATAAAAAAATAGGAATATTAAATTTTTTAGCAATAAAAAACTTTTACAATAATTGTGTAGGTAAAAATGATTTTTACAATATGATTAATAGACGTTTAAAATACAAAAAACCTTCAGAATTATCCAATTTTTTAATAAATGAATTTCAAATACATTGCAAAGATTTTGCAAAATATTAATCTTAAAAACTAAAAAAATGAAATATACCAGCACTTTAGGCGACTTAAAAAAAATATTAAGCAACTTAAAAAAAGAAAATAATCCGAATGATTCAGAACTAATAAAATTTTATGAGAATAAAATAAATACAGAAACTCAAAAAATAATAAATAAATTAACTAATTAAACTATAAAAAAATGAAATCAGAATTTAACAATAGTAAAAGAGGCGCAAGTGTAGGAATGTTTTATTTATATACATTTTTAGTATTTATATTTTTATCAATGCTTTGCAGTTGCTCAAGTCCTGAACTTGAAAAAAATGTAGCTCCTGAACTTTACCCAACCGAAAAATGTTTATTGTCCTGGATTGGTGAAGGTAAGATACTTTTAATAGATAAAAACCATACTTTACCCGATACAATTTATAAAAGTGAATTAAATGGATCAAAACAAATTGATTTGATAATTAGAGGCTATTACGAACTAAAAATTATAAATAGCAAAACTATAAACGTAATGCTAACTAATAAAAACAAAACTTTAATAAATTTTAACCAAAAAACAAACGGTTTAACATACCAATTTTTTAACAAATAAAAACTAAACAAAATGCAAACTACACTATTTGAAATAAAATTTTACGACGGGCGAAAATTTAACGTTTTTTGTGCCAATACTTCACAAATAAATAGATTTTTAAAATTTATCTTAAAACATCGTAGTAAAATTGAATATTGGAAAGAATTAACAAACGGTATTCATACAATAAAAGATTTTGAAAAAATTACTAATAACTTTTTAAATTAAAAAAAAATGAATGATCTATTCGAAACTCCTGAAAATTTACCTATTGAAATAATCGATTTAATGCATGAATTTTCAAAAATAAATAATAGTTATATTGCATGTAAAATAATGCTTAAAAAGTGCCTTAAAATTGGTTATACTTTTGATTATGGTTTTGATGGCATACCGTTTAATTTAAAAAAATTGTAAAATGTATAAAATAACTTATTTTGAAAATAAAAGTAACTCAATCCAGGTATTAATATTTACAGGAATTGAAGCGAAAACGAAAGCTATTTTTTGGGGCGAAAACAATATTTTGAACTTTAAAAAAAAATATATTACAAAAATTAATTAAAAAATGTTTGGATTAAAAGAAAATTTATATCTTTGTCAAAATTAATTTGGCTCGATACCTTATTAATTAAGGTGTGCCAAGTTGATTAAAAACCATAAAATCGCATACCCTAGTAAGTTTATCGAGCCACTTATTAGGGTTTTTTTATGGCAAATATATACTTCTTAAATTTTAATACTAGTTAGCTAAAATCTTTGTTAGCTGAAGCCATACGCTATTTAATGGTAAACTTTTTATGTAAATAAATTGGATCGTGTAAATTATCTAAAAAGATAAAAGAATTTCGGGGGGACTTTTTTCTTTTTTCTTTTTATTTTCTTCTAAAACTTGTTTTGTTTTTCTTGTTTCTTTTTAAAAGAGTGAAACATTACACAATAAAAAATAACTAAAACTATAAAAATATGAATGATACTAAAATAAAAAACTTAAAAAAATTCTATAAATTTTGTAAAATAAACGGTTTAAACTTTGCCAATATAGATTTTGAAAATTTAGATTTTGAAACTCCTGGAAATACAGAAAGTTCGTTTAAAAACCGAACTAATGAAATTAAAAGCCAATTTAACCACATTTTTAGCCTTCCTAATGAACGACAAAGAATTTTTAATAATGATTATAAAGAAATAATTTTTGAACCTAAAAACTAACTAAAATGAAACTAAAAAAACAAGAAAAAAAAGAAATTTTATTTGTATTTGAAGCTGGGATAAAATCTTTTGCTTTTATACTTTCAATGGCTATTTTATTAATATTAATATTTGAAAATTAGAAAAAATGGAAGATTTAATTTTAGAAAAAATAAACGATTATTGTAACGAGAAATATAATTGGTTTGACAATTATATAGAATGTAAAGATTTAGAAATTTACGATGATGATTATAATTGCATAGCTGTCGTAGATTTTGAAATTGAAGTTGAAGTTTATCGTAAGCCTTCATACGGAAATTATTTTGATCCGCCTGAAAATGGAGAATGTGATTTTATACTTTACGCTATTACTTTGCATGATTTATACAATTCAAAAAATAAATTATTGCCTAACTGTAAAGAAAAATTACAAAAATTACTCGAAGATAAAATTGGAAAAAAATTATAAATTAAACTGTCCTAAAAAATCGGACACTAAAAACTAAAAATTATGAAAACATTATTAAATAAAATGAAAAAAGAAAATTTAGAAAGTTTAGAAAACTATAAAGATAAATTTCCAACTTCTATAAAAAGTTGTTTAAAAGCATTAAATACAAAAAATTATTGGATTGAATTAAATATTGACGAAGCTCTTTTGATATTATCTTTTACTTCAAATAAAACTTTAGACGTACAAAATTTAACAGATTTGTTTATTGAAAATTAAAGTTTTTAATAAAATTGCTATGATTAATAATAATTAACTATATTTGTAAAAACAAATTAAACTATGAAAAAAGAAAAATTAAGAGATGTTATTTTTGAAATAACTAATCCACAGAAAAATTTAGGCGGTCGCCCAAAAGTATTTATTGACGATGTTTCAGAAACTTTGCCAATGTCAGTCCCTAGCAAACAAAAAGAATTTCTACAAAAAAAATGGAATTTAGATTTAGAAATATTTAGAATACAAAAATAACTTAAACAAACTATTATGAAAATTTACCAAAAATTATTAAGCATACAACAAAAAATTAATGGCTTAGGAAAAGATAAAAGTACATATAATTATAAATATGTTACTGGCGATAAATTACTTGGAGAAATTAAACCTATGATGAATAATTTAGGATTACTTTTAAAACAAGAAGTTTTATCTATTGAAAATACTAGACAAGATTACGAAACTAAAAACGGTTCTAAGTCTGAAATTTTATCAAAAGTTATGATGAAATTTACTTGGATTGACACAGAAACTGGAGAAAAAGATGAAAATTTATTTGGCGCAAACGGTCAGAATGATTGGGAAAAAGGCTTAGGAAGTGCATTAACTTATGCAGAAAGATATTTTTTACTTAAGTATTTCCATATTGCAACCGATGAAGATGATATTGATAATGATCAAAGGAAAACTTCTGCACCTGTTGTAGTAAAAGATGATATTACAGAATTAGATTGGATAAATTTGGCAAAAATCTTTGAAGATAAAAACGAAATTGTACCAGCAGAGAAATTCGACGCTATAAAAAGTGCGGTATATGGTAAAAATCCAAAATTTTATGAATATACTTTAGCAACTTTAAACAAACTATAACTAACTAAACTATTATGGAAAAAATATTATTTAGGGCATCGGGAATCGGTGCGCTTTTAACTGAAGGCAGAGGTGTAATACTTACTGAAAATCAGAAACAAACTTTAGCAGATTATAAACTTAGAAATTCAGGCGAAGGAAAACCTTTAACAGATAAGCAAAAAATCGATTTTGAGCTACTTTTAAGCAAAGAAAATGCAAAACCTACACTAAGTGATACAGCCAAAAGTTTTATTGAAAAAACGTGGCTATTTAATGAGAAAGGATTTTACGAAGAATTGTCTAGCAAATATGTAGAAAAAGGAAATTTTAATGAAGATGATGGAATTATTTTAGTTTCAGAAATTGAAAATTCTATTTACGAAAAAAATGCAGAACGTAAAACGATTGGGCATATTACAGGCGAAGCAGATATTTTTTGCACAATTAATGGAGTAAAGGTAATTAAAGATATTAAAAGCTCTTGGTCGCCAATGACTTTTATGAATGGTGATTTATCTACCATTTACGAATGGCAAGGTAGAGCTTATATGTATTTATATGATGCTGATGAGTTTCATTTGCATTATACTTTAACTGACTGTCCTGCACATATTTTAGAAAATGAAAAATGGAAATTGCGAAATAAATATGGAATTTTAGATGATGAAAATCCAACTATGCAAAGATTATTTAAACAATTAGAGCAAAATTTAGTATTTAGTAACGGAAACTATACAAAGGAAGAAAGAGTCAAAACTTTTAAAATTACTCGATGTAAAGAAAAAGAAGAATTACTTTTGAGCAAAATACCTATGGCAGTTGAATACTATAATAGTATTACTTTAAATCAAATATGATTAAACAAAAATCTTGTAAAGGTCAAGGAAAAGCATTTGGTTATGGATGCGGTAAATTAACTAACGTTGAAAACCGCATTTATGGTCTTGGTAAAATGTGCGGTTGTTATTCTGATTGGCTTTTAAATTCAGATATTGGTAAAAGTATATTGCAAAAATCAATTAGTAATGTACAAAAACCACGAATTGAATTAGAGAAAGCATATAAGGATAATAAAGAAAAAAAAGGCATTAATGGTGCTTTATTGGTTACTAAAACTTTAGTTCATGCATACGTGAGAAAAAGAGATAAAGATAAAAATTGTATTAGTTGCGGTTGCCAATGGAATGATAAATTTCAAGCTGGGCATTATTATCCTGGCGGTAGTTTTGAAACTTTAAAATTTCATTTAGATAATATAAACGGACAATGTGAACAATGCAATTTATTTAAAGAAGGTAACTTTGAAAACTACACATTAAAATTACCTGAAAGAATTGGTAAAGAAAGATTTGATAATCTTGTAAGACTTGCACAAATTGACAAACAATTTAGTAAGGTATGGAATTTAGACAACTTAAAGAAAATTAGAGAAAACATTAAAAAATTAAATAAATGAACGAACAAGAATTAAACGAATTAGAAGTAGAAGATTATTTAATATTTGAAACTATAAATGAAGAATTTAATAAGCGATGTTGAGGTTGATGTGGTTGCATATCACAAAAAAGGAATAATAAAAGATAAAAAGAAAAGAATGTTAAAAAGTGAGTATTTAAAACTTAATGATAAAAACTATTACTTCAGAGCATTTCAAATTAATTATAACACAACTATATTTTTAAAAGATGAAATTTACTAAACAAGACAAAGAAGATTACATTAGTTATTTGCGTGATGAAATAGCAAAAACAAAAGAATTAAAAGAAACTATTTTTACTAATCATTATTTACACAATTTACAAAACGAATTAACAAACTTAAAAATTAAATAATTATGGAAATTAAAGGAAAGATTACAAAGATTTTAGATCCTGTAACAGGAGAAAAAAAAGATGGTTCAGGAAGTTGGGTAAAACAAAACTTCTTAGTTGAAACTGAAGAAAAGTATAACAACTTATTTTGCTTTGAAGTATTTGGAGATGAGAAAGTACAAAACTTTCAAAAGTATAACAAAGAAGGTCAAGAAGTAAATGTTGAATTTAACGTATCTACAAATGAATTTAAAGGAAACTATTATACTTCTTTATCTGCGTGGAAAATAATGTCAGCAACAGCTCCTAAAGACGAAAAGTATAGTGGTAAAAAAGAATATACTGAACCTTTAGCGCAAGAAAGCGAACCATGGGATCTCCCTTTTTAGCATTATATTAAAATAATTTAATATATTTGCATTTGTAATGTTCTGGTGGGTTCATTACATTAAAGAATTATTTATTTATCCTTTAGGGAGTAAGTGCCACCACACCGAAACCTAAAGGATTTTTAATTTAAAAATTATGAGTGGATATATTTCATTACATCGAAAACTTTTAGATTGGGAATGGTATAATGATAAAAACACAAAAGTATTATTTATTCATTGTCTTTTAAAAGCAAATTGGGAAGATAAAAATTGGCAAGGCATTTTAATAAAAAGGGGAAGTTTTATAACAAGTATTGATAGTTTATCTAACGAGTTAAATTTAACAAATCAAAATATAAGAACATCATTAAGTAAGTTAGAAAAAACAAATGAAATTGTAAAAACATCAACAAACAAAAATACTTTGTTAACCCTTGCAAAATATGATGAATATCAAAATATAGAAGTTAAAGTAACAAACGAACAACAAACAAATAACAAACAACTAACAACTACTAATAATATAATAATTAAAAAAGAAAATATAGAACCAATAAATTGGCTTGTTCTTTTAGATTATTTTAATGAAATAACAGGCAAGAAATGTAAAGTAGTTTCTGAAAAAGCTAAAAGTCAATTTAAAGCAAGGTTAAAAGAAAACTTTACAAAAGATGATATTGCAAATGCAATTCAAAATGCTTTTAACGATAAGTATCACAAAGAAAATAATCACAAATATTTAACTTTAGAATTTATTAGTAGAGCTGATAAGTTAGAAAGATTTTCAACACAAAAATAATTATGAACAATCCAAAAGATAAAGCAGGAGATTTAATTGTTAAATTTTTAAAACATAGCAGAGCAGAAAAAGATATAAAACCAATACAATCAGCCAAGCAATGTGCATTAATAGCAGTTGATGAGATATTAGAAGAATTAAAAGAAGTTGGTAAAAGATTTCCTATTACATCATCTCCTTTTAATTATTACGAACAAGTAAAAAAAGAAATAAATAACCTATGAGAAAGATAAATAACATAGAACAAGCATTTGCTCAAATGAGTTATAGACTTGAGAATGGCAAATACGAGCCAAAACAGATTGATTTAGACGCTTATTCCTTTTTAGCTAATTGGGTTATGGAAAGTAAAAAACAAGCTCTTAAAAACGATGTTTTGTTTGCTAAGTTATTTTGTAGAGTTTTTGCTCAAGAAGTACATTTTTACAAAGGTGATTTTAAATTGGCACAAAAAACAATGCATAATTACTTAAAACATCCTATTGAATTTTACTACGAAAAGTTTACGCAAGAAGTAAACGATGTATTAATGAATAAATATATTAATGATTTAGGTATTACTGAAAAGCATCCAGCATTATTGACTGATAAAGAACGTGAATCAGAAAACGAACTTTTAAAAGATAAAATGATAATGGATTATTTTGAAGGAATATTAAAAGAAGATAAAGTATTTATTTCATTAAATAATGTTATCACCGAGTTTATTAACAAATATAAAAACTTACCATAATATGGAAATTTGGAAAAATATAGAAAATGAAAATTGCTATCAAGTAAGTAATTTAGGTAATATTAAAAGTTTAAATTATAAAAATACTGGATTAAGTAAAATATTAAAACAAAGCAATCATAGAGATGGATATAAAATAATTTCTATTTATATAAATAAAATAAGAAAAACAGTTAGAATACACAGATTGGTTGCTAACGCATTTATTGAAAATTCATGCAATAAGTCAGAAGTAAATCATATAAATGGAATTAAAGATGATAATAGAGTTGAAAATCTTGAATGGACTACTCATTCTGAAAATATCAAACATTCTTATAATATAGGATTACAGATAGGATTAAAAAGAAGTAATAATCCTAATTCTAAAATTACAGAAAAACAAATTAATGAAATTGTTAATAGCAATTTAACACAAAAAGAATTAGGTAAAATTTATAATATTACTCAATCTAGTGTTTCTTATATAATTAGGAGAGAAAAAAAATTAAGTTATGGAGTTTAAAATAGAAATACCCGATGTTAAATTAAAAACTGCAATAGAATCAATAGATGTAGATTTTAAAGATATACATATAAATTCAACAGTTAATTTAAAAACACAACCACAAAGACAACCTTTAGCTATTTCTATTGGATATGACGATATTCCATATAATGGAGAATATTATCCATTACGATTTGGAACATTTGGAAATATATCTATGATAAAAGGTGAGGAAAAAAGTAGAAAGACTTGGTTAAAATCACTAATTATAGGATGTCTTTTTGAAGGAAATTCAAATCACTATTGTACTGACATAAAAGGTCATAATTTAAAAGATAAATATATAATTGATATTGATTGTGAGCAAAATTATTTTGATAATTGGTTAGTGTCAAATCGTATTCCCAAAATGTACGGAACACCACAAAGTCCTGTTATACCTGACAACTACATAGCAATAAACTTACGTGAACATAATGCTAAAATTAGACGTGATTATCTTAAATGGCTGTTTATGGAAAGTGAATATAGAAATAAATTAGGAGTAGTTTCTATTGATGGTTATGTTGATATGCTTGACAACTTTAACGACTTAGTTGAATCAACAGAATTTACGCAATCATTAATGAAATACTCAACATTAAGTAAAGCTCACATTACAGGAGTACTACACCTTAATCCAGGACAAGACAAAGCAAGAGGTCATTTAGGAACTATTCTACAACAAAAATGTGAAACGGTTGTTATAATTAAAGATGAAGGAAGTTTCTCAAGCGTAACTTGTCAAAGAGGTAGAGGTAAAAAGTGGGAAGCATTTGGAATTTCAGTTAATAAAGATTGGCTTCCTTATACTTTAACTTTAGATAATCAAATTGTAGAAGCACCAAAAAGTAAACCAACATTTTAAATTTATATTATGGAATTAAAAAGAATTTTAAAAGCAGTAAATGAAGTTACTCTTATATCTGAAAATGATATTTTAAGTAAAAATAGATTAAAGGAAATTGTATTTGCAAGGCATTTATATTTTTATTTTGCTTGTGAAAAAACAAGGTATAGTTTAAAATCAATAGGAACTTTTATTAATAGAGATCACGCAACAGTAATTCATGGCAATAAAAGAATTTTATATGAATTAGAATATTATCCTGAAGTAAAACATATTGTTAAACGTATTGATTTCAAACTAAAGAATATTGACGATAAGTGGTTAAACTATCACATAATTAATAATAACATTAATATATCTCATACATTATGAAAGACAAATTTTTATCAACCGAACATTACATTGCTTACAACCAATTAGAAAACGATTACAAGAATTTTATTACTCATTATGATGATTATTCTAATTCTGCATCAGGAAGTGAAAACTATAACAAACAAAAATTTATCTGCATAAAGTATCTTGAAAGCGCAATAGAGCAAAAAAGAATATTGCAAATAGATATAGAAAGCGATTCAAAAAAATTATTTAACCTTAAATACAATTAATTATGAAAAAAACAATTTTAATTTTAGCATTGGCTGTAATGGCAATTAGCTGTTCAACAGGAGATAGTCCTCTCCAAGATTCAAACCTTACAAATTGTGATTGCGGACAAGTAATTCAATCAACTTCATTTAATGTGGTTAACGGTCAAGGTGGTGTTAGTGTATTTTCAGTTATTAAAATAAAAAACAACTGCACAGATGCAATAATACAAACACAAAGAAATGGAAATATACCTGTAGGCAGTCAAATATGTAATTATTAATCAAAAATCCCCTGTCTATGTCTGCGGACACCACAAACCACGATAGGGGATTAATTAACCAAACTAAACTATTATGAATTTTCAAATGTAATATTTTATATTTGTAAATACAAAATAAATATTAATTTATATTTATAGTAACTTATAAGTTACCAATCGTTTAAAGATAAACCCCATTATTTAGGGTTTTAATTGACACAGAAAGTAATAAAAAATCCCCAGTCTAACTCAATAGCTGGGGATTAATCTTGTCCCAAAAATACACTAAATTGGGGACTAAAATATTAAGTGTTTATACTTTCTGTAAGCAAAATAAATCGGTATTAATAAAAGCAACCACCATAAATATAAACAATTTTGTTTACGTTCAGTTTGTTTTGCTTCAACTACTTTGTTGGTTTTAACTGTCTTTAAACCCCTTTTTTGTACGTTATGCTGTACGTTTACATCTTTTACTATACTTATGTTAGATTTAGTTTTTTTACGTCTTATTTTAGCGTTTTTGTACGTTATTCCATTCACAACCATAGGTAATGTATCAGTTACTGGACATATCTCTATTTCATCACTTGTTGAACTGTCAACTATTTTAGTATTGTCTGTTAGAGTATTCTGTACTTTTATGGAATTAGATTCCACATTTGTCTGACTTTCTTTGGTTTCAGACTTTGCAACCTTTCGAGATGCACAAGAACTAAATAGCGTTACTAATACAATGGCTAAAAATAGCCATAAAAATATACTGTGTTTTTGTATTTTAATCATTTTAATGTCTTTTATAATATATATTTTATATGCTTTTTAGTGTTTTTGTATAATATAATATACAATGTTATTTCTTTTTAAGTTCATCTTCAAAAGCATAATCTATGTTACCTTCTTCATCAACAACCTCAATAATTTTATATTCTGTGTATAAAGGATGTTCTCCTTTTTCATAAACTTTACCAGTTAATGTTACTATAGTAGGTTGCATTTTTGCATAAGGTCTGAATTGATACTTCATAAGTTGATTTGTATTTTTCTTGTTTCACATCCCATTTTATGTACTCCATCTGTTTGATGGCATTTAGGACAGTAATTACTTTGTACGCACTTTGGATAGGTACAATAGTCTAAGTTGCATATTTCACCTTCACGTTTAACACCGTTTAGTTTGCAGTTTTTACTGTCGATACCATTTGGGTTAAAGTAATCACATTTATCTTCACCTTCTTTTAAAGTAAACCCGCCATAAGATTGGCAAAAATCACTAGGTTTTGCCGTAAACCTATAACAGTAATTTTTTGAAGGGCATAGTGCATTAGCACACATTGAAATATCGGGCATAACTTAAAATTTAAATTCGATTATTATAAAAATTAGTGCTATTGTAACTTCTTCGTTTGTAATTACAATTCCTAAACTAAAGCACTTTGCAAAGTTGATTGTTGTTTTCATTTACTTAATTTTTGGTTAATGATTATTCTATAAACTTTATTTACTCTTTCTGAATTTACACCTCTATTGTAATAGAAGTTCAATACTCTTTTTATTCTTTGGTATGGTGATGCGCTCATTTTCCGTTGTTTACTAATTTATACCATAGCTCGTTTACTATCCATTTTATAACTTCCCAAAACACTATTATTAATATTGTTTGCATACTTAAAATAGGTGGGTAATTCGGGCAACCTGCCCATTATCTTTACAATGTAAAAATCCTTCAACCGCTTTAGGGCTATGCTGATAACCTTTTTTATGATGCCACGAATCCGTACCACTTGGACTTCTTAAACTTTCAACAGTAATTCCGATATAATCTTTACTCGTTTTATGATGAACGTGATGCGTATAAACGTAACGGTGTTTAGTATTGCTCCATTCGTTTGGATACTCAACTGCCATTAATAATGGTAAATCCATTTGCTTAGCACCATCGCCATGAGTTGTACCAATCAAATTGTTATGATATTGAAATGCTTTTCTATGCGAAATAGAACAGTCAAAAGTTATATTCTCGCAATTTTTAAAATACGTTTCAATAACTTGTGCCAAAAAGAAACCATTTGTATAGTCGTGATTGCTTGGGTTAAACGTAAAATGAACATCAGCAACCGTTAAAAGCATCTCTAAAACATCAACGTAAAGTTGTTTAGCGATTAAAAAATTAGAGTGCCACATACCATCTGTGTCTTGTGGTGTTCCGCTTGTTGTTGTTCTGCCTGGATTGTCAATGTGTAATATATCGTTACCACCAATGAAAAGTATCTTATCTATATGAAACGATGAAACCTTTTTTAAGATGCCTCTAACACCCATTAAAACTCTTTGTACAGCTATTTGGTTGTTATAGCTTTCACCACTTTCAAAAGCAGAGCATAACTTTCCTATATGTATGTCGGCTGGATCTATAACTAACAAATAACCTTCGCTATTTTCTATGCGTTCCAATTTTGGGAACTTTGGTATATAGTCTTGTAAGTCTTTAATTAAAGTATCTCGCAAATCTGATAAAAGAGTTTCTTCTTGTTTAACAAATAAAGGATTGGTTACTCTTATACTTTCTGTTTTGCTTTTCAGCCATAACATTGGAGTAGTACTTACATCAACACCTAAATTTGTACAAGCATCAACAATACCTTGATTGCTTCTAATTTTGCTAATAAATTTTCGTAAGCTTTCTAACTCTAAATGTGTACCATTTGGTAAAATAGTATGTGCAATTGTGATATTTTTAGGTTCTGATAATGATTTTACAATAACTTCTGTATAGTCATTCCATCGATTATAAGCCATAATTGTTTGTTTTAGTTTTGTAAACGTATAAATAAATTAGTTTTATACACTACTTTTAACATAATTTAGAATGATTCTCAATAAGTAATTACACTAATAACAACTCTTTATATTCTAAAAGTAAATTTTTTCTATCATCAATACCATTTAATCCGCCATTAATTTTTTTTGTGATTGTCAAAATATTATCTGCATCTGCAAGAACATTTAGTTTCTTTTTATTCCAAAACCACAATGCAGAAATAATAGCGTTTGCTTCTTGTTCTAATAATTCAGGATTATTTAAAAAATCAATTTTTAAGTCCTTACTAATTTCTGAATAATTTGCACGACCTGTAATTTGAATATAGCCCCTTCCTTTGTATTTTAATCCATCACCAGCAAATATATTACCTAAATCTTTACGACCTTCATACTTCTTAAAATATGCATTATTGCCTAATTCTTTTAAGTATTTAAAACCACCACTTTCGTGATGTAATTGAGCCATAAAATGAGCAACTCTTAATGGAGTATTAATTTCGTATTTTTTAAATAAGGTTTTATACTTTTGGTCTAATCTCATTTATTTGATTTTTTGTAATTTTCAAATTGTTTTTTAAGAGCTTCATGGTCTTTTTCCAATACCAAGTATTTACCTTCTAATTCGTTAAATTTATCCTTCCAATATTTTGATGCTTCTACTTCTTTTGCATAAGCTAAATACAAATCATTAAACTGCTTTTGTAAACTTCTAACATCATTTCTTAAATCTGAAATATCTTTAGTTTGTTCAACATTACAAGCTCTTAATTCATCTCTATCAGTTTTTAAATCTTCAACTAATGCATCATAAATATTTTGAACCTTTGTTAAAAAGTCACCATTACTATTTTTTAATTCTACTTTTTTAGCTTGTTTACCACCAAAAACCCAAGCTATTGGGATTGATATTGTACTAACTATTGCAATCCAATTTTCTGCTAACCAAATCATATTATATAGTATATGCTGCTATTTGTCCTCCAGTTGTTGCTACTGTTGCAGCATTTTGTAATCTGTCGCCAATACTATTAGCAGTAAATCCACTTGCAATTAAGTAATTCCAAAAGTCTGATGGTGTCATTAATAATGTTCCAGTTGTTGCATCTACTAAAACCCCGCTTAATACGTTTGCAGCACTTGGCACTCTTAATGTTCCCGTTAGTTCACTTGATGCACCGTAAGTAGTTCCAAATCTTACATTTGCAGCAATTGGATTTCCTAAAGCTACTCCAGCAGCATATAAAATTCTGTTACCGCCAGTACTTATTTGATATAACCAACTTGATGTAGCACTATCTATTGTTACCCTTGGAGCTACAATTGCCATGTTATTACTTGCGTTTACCACGTTTCCACTTACTTTTACAAATGTACCCGCGGAATAATTAGAAGTTAAAGCAAAAGACGAATATATCGCAGGCGCAGACGCTCCCGAAGTAATTGTACCCGTTATTGATATTGTTGAAGCGGTTATTGAATTATAAATTGCGGGTTGAACAGGCGAAGCATTTACATTCCCTATTTGATTATAATTAACAGCTCCCCCCATATAAATTGCGGGCATTGTACTTGCGTTAGTATTTCCCGTTATGTTTATAGTTCCGCCAATTATTTGGATAGGAGCAGAACTTAAAGCCAAATTCGTTGAAGCTGTAACATTACCTGTTATGTTTATAGTTCCCGCCGTAGTCATTAATAAAGTATTACCATTACTTGAACTACCTGCCATTGTAGAAGAAATATCACCTATAATATTTAAAATCCCTGTTGAAGTTACTGATATTAACGCCCTACCTGCGGTGCTGTCAATATTATAATTTCCGTTTAAACTTAAAATTCCCGTTCCTGAATGTCGAATGGCATTGTAAGCGCCTGTTGTATTTATAAGTGTTAAAACACTACCGTTAAATATAGCACTATTCCCACTTGTTAAAGTCATTTCAAGCGTTGGGGTCGTTGAACCTACATAAATTGCCTGTGCAGAAGTACAAGTTAAATTACCGCCATTTGCATAAATAAATTGACCGCCAGCCGAAATAGTAGGTGCTGTTGCATTTAGTGTATTCCTTATTGATAAAACTGTAAAACTGCTATTTATAGTAACTGTAAAACCATTTGAAAATACATCGTCTGTTGCGGTTGGTAAAGTACCACCATCCCAAGTAGCAGTATTATTCCAGTTACCACTTGCTACTGCATATCTAAAAGCCATAATTAAATATTTTTTTCGTTAATAAACGTTTGCAATGCACCCATAATTGTCGCTGCTGCATTTATAGCATCTGTATCTCCGCTATCGAAAACATCCAAATAAGTTATAGGAATAGAATTGTCGGCTAAACTTACTGAACTTCCATCTTCTAAAACTCTATAAGGTGTTAATCTCATAGCAACACTTGCACCTATGTCAGTCGGTTTAACTAATGGAGATATTGCTAAATTTACTAAAAAGTATGGATAAACATTTCCATCTACTGTAATCGGGTTTGTACTTTGTATTGGCATAATTTCTATTTTTAATTATATGTTGCTGATTGTCTATTTGTCCAAGCTACGTTTGTGGCAGTTGTAATAGTAATTGAACCACTTGCAGTTATTGTTAATTTTTTTATTGTCCATACTGCCGAACTTTCTGCACTTCCATTTGGAGCCGTTCCACAATAGTTAATATTATTATTTGATGAATTATTAGCGTTCCTTCTTTCACTAACTAGTTGGTTTAGATTTTTATTTTTCCAAAGTGATGTTGCACTATCGTAACTTAATAATTGGTTATTAGCTACGCTGATAAGAGATACATCGTGTAGTTCTTCTAATTCAAATCCATTTTGTATACCTACCTCAATTTGACCTAAAGTTGGATGAGAACGAGTAACCTTTCCAACATAAACTAAATGTGTAGGTGCTAATGTTCTTGTACTTGTATATGTTCCATCAGTAACACCACTTAAATAAAGTTGCGCTCCTTCTGTAAATGATGAAGTATCTAATCCGCTTAAATCACCAATGATAACGCAGTTTCCAACTCCATTGTTTAAAATGTTTGATTGCAATAATCCAAATGTTCTTCCACTTAAAGCATCAGTTGTAGCTATTGCTTTTGACACTAATGGTTTGTTTCCATTTGCACCACTTATATAAACTACTGTACCTTTTGTTAAAGTTGCACCAGTCATATTTTTAACCTCACGTACTAAAGTTGATGCTTGTGAAGTAGTTGGAATATCTAAAGCAGTAATATAAGGATTTACACCATCAGCACCATCATTTGTTAAATCACTTGTATTTGTTGGAATATCAGAAGTAAAAGCAATAGTACCATCACCATCTTGTAATATAAAATTTCTAACGTCAGATAATAATGATGCATCTAATTTTGCTATATTATCATCAGCATTTATAAAAGATAAAGAACTACTTGATTTATTTGCATTAAAAACTTCTTGTGTTGTATTATTTTTAAAAGATAATCCTAAATATGACCAATTTAAATAACCATAATTTGCATCATCATTATTATATAAACCTAATGCATTAACTTCTATATCAGTATTTGCTTCGCTACCAGCAGCAGCTACTTGTTGAAGTGTTGGTATTCCACTTACAAAATCCCAAACTGCTTCACCTTCTGTTGGGTCACTACAAACATATAAATCACCATTGTCTAAAATCCATCTTGTGTTTTGAACAAAACCTTTTGTAACATCATCTGTAACTGTTGGTGTA